ATGAACATATGATCCATATTATTTGCCATATCCATAGGATATTTGACAATTCTTCTAAACATCACATCATTATCATTGTCATAATCACTTATATTATGATATGTTCCAAAGTCGGGATTAAACATCTTGTTAAAGATGCTAAAATCTCTTTTTAATTCTGCATTTTGAGCAAACTTTCTAGGATCAACAGCTGATAACGCAGCAAGTTTATCAGAACTTATATTAAATATACCATTTCTACTCTTTGCATGTTCATAACTTTCAGTATCACTAAAAAATGAAGCCTCTTCAAAACTTACTGCATTATCAACCCTTCCCTCAGTTATCTCAAAATCTAAGGTTTCTTCTTTTTCTATCCAAGATGGTTTGGGATAGTCTTTATTATTTGTAGCTTGAATATTCTTTTTTATACCCTCTTTTATACTTTTATCAATTCTTGCTCTTTCTTCTGCATTTAGGAAGGGTTTCTCTGTTCCTAACAAAGTTGATGGCTCAAGAGATTTCATCTCGTTTAAATTCCAGACACCATTAGCATATATTGGTTTTCCTTCTGGAACGAGGGCACCGTTTCTATCTACAGGTAAAACTTGAGCAGTTCCGTTTTCCGCATCGTAAAACAAACGGTAATTTTGAATATCTAAATTTTGATCTATTCTTTTTATTTGTTCATATTCAATCGGATTTATCTCATCACCAACTTTTTTGTCCTTGTCCACGATGGGTGTAGGAGTAAGACCAGTTTTTATATCGTTTCTATACTCAGTTGGTATTTGAGATGGAAACAGTGCTGAACCGCCAGGATAGAAATTCGTCCAAGGGGCGCCAGGATAGAAACTCATTTTTTATTTTCTCCAGTTAAATGCTCTGTTTTTAGGATACGTTCTACCAGATTTACTAATGAATCTTTCTGTAGGGAGTAATGAAATGTTACCCCAATCTTCATCATCAGGAACTTTATATAGGTTACTTATTCCAGAAAACAGGTATTTGTGTATGCTATTTTTGGGCACCACAGACCCGCCACCGCTATTTAGTAAGCTTTCTGCAATGGAATCACGATAATCAGGATTAATGTAGTGTAGATTGCATCCTAAGAACCCATCTCCATCAAATCTCAATGCTACTGCAAGAGGTTGAATATCCCAAAATGGATATTTTTCTGGGTATGCTACGCTATATGAGAAATAAAATAACTTTCCTATTGTAATTCCACTAGTATCAATAGTATCAGCATCCATATCTTGCACTTTTGCCAAAGCATCCTGTAATGCATTAGCATACCATGCACTAGTTCTCCTACCAGTTCCAGCTTTTTCTTTAATATCTTCTGCGATCATGTGAGATACCTAAATCGTCTTCGGTCATGATCTTGAATTCATACTTTCTATCAGCACAGTATTGTTCTGCTGCCTTCCACTTAGCCTCATTAATAACCCATGTTTGAACATCACGAGCCCATGCCTTAGATCTTCTCTTTGGATTTCTTGGAGGAGCTTTACATTGTTTCTTAGGTTTAACTTCTATCACAACAGACCGTTTCTTCCCATTTGAGTCTGTATAATTTATGAAAAAGTCAGGAAAGTATCTGTGCATCTTCCTATCTAAAGGATTTTTGTACGGTATCCAGAACTCCTCTGATTGCCATTGACTTATATTCTCTGTAAGATCACAGTATTCCATGAACTTTTTTTCCCAAAGTGACCTATAGATGATGTTTGTGGGATCACCTTTATACTTTTTTATATGTTTTGGTTTGAATTTGCCCTTATAAGCCATAAAAACTCGTATACATAGTATGGTAAGTCATATGTTTATTTAGATGGCGTCACAGATCAGCAAATTAAAAAGTTATTTTCAAAAGGTAGGGCCACTAACTGCAGCTACTGACTTTAGAACTATTAATGTAAATGATCCAGAACAACTTTTCAATTTTGAAAAGGCATTAGGAGCTCCATCTTTATCAAACTATTTCAAGTTTTCTATGGAGATTTCTCCCCAGAAGGCGGAAATAAAACAATTTAATGACGAGGATGCTAGTCCTTCAAATATGACTTTAGATAAATTTAGAGAGGCTACGATAGATAAAAATTTGCGTAAGTGTAAGAATTTAGAACAGTGGTTGACCGAATCTGGATGTTTTGATAATTGTTATGGTGCAAGAAGGTATGAATTACTAGCAAGTGATGCAAACTTGCCAGGCACGAATATGCAAGTCGTACAGGAGGTAGGTAGTAGACAGGGTATAAGAGAAAGATTTGCTGGACAAAGACAATATACTGATATTTCAGTATCATTCTATGTAACACATGATTACGCCAGTCTTAGATTCTTCCAAGAGTGGATAAATTTTATGAATCCAATTTATCTTGGTAGAGAAGGAGTAACTTACGACCAATCATCTGCAACAGGATATCCAGAAGCAACTGACAAAAATGCATTTCACAGATTTAGATATCCACATACTTATAAGAGGGACATTCAAATAACAAAATTTGAAAGAGATATTAATAAAGGTTTTACTCAGAAAAAGAAAGTTGCTACAGAGTGGACTACTGATATGGATACGAAAGATGAGGGAAAACCAATTTATGACTCTGCTTATCAACCAACTGTGATAAGTTATAACTTTGTGAACGCATTTCCAGTATCAATACAAGACATACAGTTAAGTTTTGGTGCTGCACAGGTATTAAAAGTAACTGTTGATTTTTCTTATGATAGATACTTCTTAGTTCAATCATCGAAAGGATCTAGGCCTGATCAGTTTGGAGATAATGTTCCATTAGGAATAACTCCTACAGTCTTGAGTCGAGGTGCTAACTACCCCTAAAAACCCCTCTAAATAATAACGAATAATTACTTATTATGCCTTTACCAAAAATTACGACGGCTGAGTATGAATTGAAATTGCCTTCTACTGGAAAAACTGTAAAGTACAGACCTTTTCTAGTTAGAGAAGAAAAAGTTCTTATACTTTCGCTTGAAACAGAAGATCAAAAACAAATCACTAACGCTGTTAAACAGGTTCTAAAAGAATGTGTTCTAACAAAAGGTGTTAAGATTGATACTCTACCAAGTTTTGACATAGAATATTTGTTTTTAAATATCCGTGCCAAATCTGTTGGTGAGACTATTGAATTGGTTGTTACATGTGGTGATGATGGGGTTACAGAGGTTCCTGTGACTGTTGCCATTGATGATATTAAAGTTGAAAAAAGTGATGACCACACAACTGATATTGAATTGGCAGATGGTTATACTGTCAAAATGAAATATCCTTCATTGAATCAATTTATTGAAAATAATTTTAATCCGAAGGAAGATGATGCTGTTGAAAAATCATTTGGTATTGTAGCTTCTTCTATTGATATGGTGTATAATGCAGATGAGATGTTTGCAGCCTCTGACTGCACTAAGAAAGAACTAAAAGAATGGGTCGAATCCTTGACATCTGAGCATTTTCAGAAGATTGAAAGATTTTTTGAAACTATGCCTAAATTAAAACATACTATCAAAGTCACTAATCCCAAGACTAAAAAGGAAAATACTATTGTACTGGAAGGGTTATCAGATTTTTTCGCCTAAGTATGTCTCATATTGATCTTGAGACATACTTCCGAATCAATTTTGCCCTCATGCAGTATCATAAATATTCTCTAACAGAAATTGAGAACATGCCTCCTTGGGAAAGAGATGTATATGTTGGCTTACTTAAATTACACATTGAAGAAGAACAACTAAAACAAAGAGCTAGAGAAGCACAAGCAAACAATGGCTAAAAAGTTATCAGGACTAACAAATCTTGGCAAAAAAACTCTAAAGACAGGTAGGAGTGTTGTCAAGAAAGGTAATACGTTGCTCAAAAGAAATTTTGGGAAACGTGGGACTGTCAAACTTAAAGCAAAAAAGGCCATATCTCAGGTAAGAGGTAAGAAATTACTTGGTGGTGTAGATGAAAAAGTAAAACCACTAACAAAAGATACAAAGATCGCCCCTAGATCAAAGATTAGTAAGATAGTAAAGAATATAACAAACAATATAGTTCCCAGTTTAGAAAAGAAAGTAGAGGGAAGGATTGATAGTTTTGATCCTAATAAGTTACTTGGTAAAATATTTGATGGTGGACTTGGTGAATTAGATGGATTTGGAGCTGCTCTATCCAAAATGCAGAGGGAACAGTTACCCTTCTTAGAAAGAGCAAATAAATTAGCAGTAGACTTTGTAAGTAAACTTGCCAGTGGTAAAGGTGGCGGTGGATTCTTAAGAACTGTAGGTAATATAATAAAAGTTATTGCTGCGGCTGGTGTCGCTGCTATTGCTGCACCATTTGTTCTGACAGGTCTTGCTGCGGCTGGTATTGTCGCTGGTGCAAAATTTGTTGGTAAGAAATTAATACAAGGTGGTAAAGCAGCCTTTAAATTCTTCAATAGAAAAAGAAAAGAAACTGTTGAGAAAGTAAAAACAAAGGCATCTTTGCTATTCTCTAAATCACTTGACAAACTTGAGGGTGTGATGGGCTTCCTTGAGAAAATGTCTAAGCCTCAAGATGAAGTACAACCACCAGAAGGAAAAGGTAAAGTAGAAACTGGTGTCAAACCACAAGATAATGTCATGGGTGGTGGTCAAGAAAATGCCACGATTGAGATAACTGATGATGGTAAGTTTATAATCACGAGAAAACCTACCACAACAGAGGAGGATGTTACTGAGGAGAAGAAACCACAAGGATTAATGAGAGCTGTTGCTGGTATTGCAGATCACTTCACAGCTGGTATATTTGATTTTGATAAGAGAGGAGATACTGGGCTTCAAGAATTTACACAAAGTAGCATTGATACTGTTACTGCTGGTGCAACTGATTTTGATGAGAAGGGAAGAAGCCCTGTACAACATCTAGTAAACAACATTTTCGGTTTAGTTAAGAAAGGAATCAGAGGAGACAAGGGAGAAAGGGGTTCTACTGGATTTGGTGGTGCTAGAGGATTGACAGGTAAAGATGTTATCTCCAGAGTTACTGACACAGCAGATAAAGTTTCTAACTTTGTTCTTGGATCAGATTTTGGTGATTTCGCTAAAGAAATGTTGAACACTGCAACTAATATTATAGGATTACCAACAAGAGAAGAGACTCCAATAAATGCAGATTTCAAAGGTGAAATTCCAGAAGAGGTAGTGGAGGATTCGAGTGTTAAAACAGTAAAGGCAGATAACACAGAATTGGAACAAAAGGAGTCAGAAGCCACAACTATTTCACAGACGGTTACAAAGTCTGGAGAAGGTTCTATTATACCATTGATGGAACTTCAAAAATCAGGACAATCAGGTCAAGTAACTCCTAGAAAAACTATGACTGAATTGACTTCAGCTGGTAACAGTGTGCCAATACTTACTCCAGTTGATCCTAGAAACATACACATTCCAAGCACTATGAGTATGTTGAACATAGTAGACGCTAATACTGGAAACTAATGGCTAGAAATTTATCAATATCATCACTAAAGGTTCAAGAAAAGGCTCAAAAGTCTGTAGATCAAGCTGGAACAAAAATTAAGAGAGCCACTAGTCTCTTGAATCAGATGATGTTGAAAAATGATCCTCCATCAGATTCCACAGTTGATAAGGCAGAAAAATTTGTAAAAGATAGAGGTAAAGGTAATAACGATCCATCTAACACTATGATAACAGACATGTTATTGTCTGGTAGTGTTTTCATGTTACCATTTCTCCTAACTAGAGGATCAAAAACAAACGAAGTAGATCCAGAAACAGAATTGAGAGAGAGATTTGGTGGCGACGATCAGTTGATGAAGGAACAATTGAAGAAAGAAGATGATCAGAGAAAAAAAGGATTAGAGAATGTCAAAAGTGCTGTAAAAAAAGATGAGAAGGTAGCGTTAGAAAAGAAAAGCGATGTTGATAAAATAAAAGAACCAGAAAAAGATCAAGAAGATCCAACACAACCTGATCCTCAACAATCACAAGAACCAATACAACAGGAATCTCAAGATCAAGAAAAAGAGGAGAAAAAAGAGGAAAAAGAAAAGAAAGAAGTTAAAAAGACCAATGAACAAAGATTCAAGGATTTGGTTGACAGATTCGTTAAACTTTCTAAGGGTCAAGTTTTCAGTGGCCTTGCTAAGAAGGTTGTTAAAGGAGCACTCAACACAAGTAAAAAGGCAATCGGTAAAGTATTTAATTTCTTTACAGGAATACAACCAGCTGCAGCAGTTGATATGAGTACCAAAGTACAAAATTTATCAAACATAAAGGAGGTATTTCTACATGACAATACTATTATAAAGAATAAAACTATTACACAGGAAGGTGGTGATGCTCAACCACAAGAAACTGTGATGGGAAAACCGAAAAAAGAAAAACCACTTGAGTATGACCAAAACCTACCAATAGAAGAAAGGAAAAAAATTATATATGAGATGGCTGTGAAAGCAGGAGCTAAGTTCCCTGAGACAGTTGTTGCACAGTATCAGTTGGAAACTACTGCTGGTGAAGATAATATTGGAGATAATAATTTCTTTAATTTGAAAGCAGTGGAGGGAATGGACTATACTGAGGCAGTAGTGGATGAATATGAGGTAGATGGAGAGATGGTTCAAGAGAAAGGTAAGTTTATTAACTTTGATACTGCTCAGGAGGCGGTTGACTATCTCGTAAAATTATGGTATAAAGATTACAAAGGATATACTGGCGTGGAGACAGGTTCTGAAACTGCTGGAGAGGTAGCAGAGAAGTTACAAGCAGAAACCTTTGCAACAGATCCTAACTACGCTGATAAATTAAAGAAGGTGATGAAGGGTAATGAGAAACTAATTCAAAAGATAAAAAATGGCACTGCAACTCCAGAAGAAATAAGTAAATTAGAAGTAGAAACTGGATTCAAAGCAGAAGAATTTGCTTCGGTAGAGGACTATAACCCCGAAATGTTCTCAGAATCTGAGGGAAATACTACATTCCTTATCTTAGATTCACCTCCCGCTCCAACTCAAATGGCAAATATCAGGCCTCCGACTAGAAGATCATCTGGTAGTGGTGGCCCTCAATTCATACCTGTCTTTGACCAAATGGGTATAGTCAATCTTCACACAATACATTCACTTAGAGTTTCATAATGTCATCTCTCAACAAAGTAGACATAAAAAAATGCACAATCACACCAGCTGATGCACCTTCGTCTAAAAATTTAGAAGATAAAGAAACTTCAAACTCACTTGACTTAGCAGAAGTTGGTAGTGTGGTTTATGTAGATTATTTTGAGGATCTCTTATCCCCAGCTATAACTGTTTATTTAAAGATATCAGAAACTGCTAACTACTTATCTAAACTTCCAATCAGAGGTTATGAAAAAGTAGAATTAGATATAGGAATAACTGAACAAAACACTCTTTCATTTGGAGATATAGAGGGAAATCCTTTATTTGTATCTGGTATAGAGGATATTAACAGAACAGAAAGTCAGGCTACATATACTCTAGTTCTTAGCACTGTGGGTAATTTAAGAAATGAGGGATCTAGATGTGTAAAACATTATCCTCGAGCAACGATAAAAGCTCACATAGAGTCGATATTGACAGATGAAACAGGATTAAACATAGATCAGGGTAGAATAGAAATAGATGACACATCTAACTCATATACATTCATGGGTAATAATCGGAAACCATTTTACACTTGCACTTGGTTATCACCGAAGGCACAACCAGTAAAAACAGGAAAGGTAGATGGGACATCTGGATTTGTATTTTATGAAGATTATAAAGGATATAAATTCAAATCAATTGACGGTTTGTTAAATTTAGTGGATGCAGAACAAAAATATTTGAATGACCCGAAAAATAAAGGAAAACCATCAAAAGGTGTACCATCATATACCTTCACTACCACGATTGATAGAGTTGAAGATCCAAAGAACCAACAGAAAATATTAGATTTTTATATTGATAAGGCAGTAAATATACAGAAAAATTTAAGAGTTGGACTGTATTCAAACTTGACAACTGTGATAAATCCGTTAAACTGGAATGTAGAAGGCGTTATTCATAACCTAAAAGAACAAGTAAATGTAGGCAGTAAAGAAAGCATGAACACTGCTGGCGATACTGTGCCTATACCAGAATCTAAGTTTTTTAACGACAATCCATCGAGACTGTTAGTTAGAATTTTAGATAATGGTATGTTAGATCCTAAGCTAGAAGCAGATGATGATGGTAATGCGAAAGACTCTGGTAGAAATCCTGCTGATATGGCAAAAGCTTTTACTAGATATACATTGCTCTTCCAACAGTCGCTAAATATTACTGTACCATGTAATATTGGACTTAGAGTAGGAGGTCTAA